AGAACACTTGGTTCACTGAGGCCGGAACAGACCTCATTCGCCAAAGCGAGGAATCCCCGCTCACCGTGGCCCACCGCTACGAAGCCTACGGGGTTAAGACAGCGCCCAATCCCCGCTGGTTGTATTGCACCATCGACACCTTCAAGGGCAAGATTCCCGTTGCCATCCCGCGCAAAATGCAGGATAGGCTTGTTGGTAAATACTTTACGGTAGAAGCAATTAAAGACATCAAAGGAACGACTTTTAGGCATGAATCACTCTCCCACTGATATTACGACTGACCCCAAGTGGATTGCCGAGCAAACCGACCGGCTGGCCGGCTGGGAGCTTCTTCAACGTCATTGCGGGCGCGGGGGGCAAGAACTGTCTGAGCGCGTGCTGACAGACAAGTTGGCCATGCCCGTATCGTTTTGGCATGGTATGATTCGCCAGATAAAGCGCCGCCATCCTAATGCAAAAAAGTGACGAAGAGAAAGCCCTGACGTTTTACAACGAAAAGGGTCCAGACGTTGTTGTCCTAAAGACGGCTTATGATAACACCGTTACGGAGCTTTCTGAGTATTTTAGCCAGTGTAGCCGTTCCTACGACGAACGCCGCAACTACTGGCCGGGTAAGAGCGAAGACCTGCGCAAGCACGGGGCTGACTCTTTCCCGTGGGATGGGGCGTCAGACACCGAGGTTCACGTCATAAACGAGCGGATTAACGCCTACGTTGCCCTGTGCCTTACGTCCCTCAACCGCGCCAACATCCGAGCCTATCCGGTAGAGGTGGGCGATATGGCGCAGGCCAAGGTGACCTCTAGCTTCCTTAAGTGGATGATTGCCTCATACATCCCCCGCTTTAAGCAGGAGATGGAGCTTGCGTCCAACTACCTGCTTGAGCGTGGGCTGATGATCACCTACGTTGGCTGGGACCGCGAGAAAAACAAATACCTCCAGAAGTTCTCGCTTGAGGACATTGCCGCCAGCAACCCCCGCCTTGCCTCCGTTATCCTAGACGGCAGCGACGACGCAGGGGTGATTGCCATGCTTAAGTCGGTGTTCCCCGATCTCAAGGACAAGCGGGCCAAGAAAGCCATCAACCAGCTTCGCGCCAAGGGCACCTGTGAGCTTACGGTGACGCGCCGCGACATTGACCGGCCTTGCGTTAAAACCTGTGCCCCAGACGGCGATGTGCTGTTTCCGCCGTATTGCATGGACCCGCAGCGTGCTCCCTACGTCTTCTACAAGACGCGGATGACGGTGCAAGAGATTCTCAACAAAGTAGAAGTGTCCGATTGGAACCGCGAATGGGCGGACTACTGCGTTGAGCACTTTAGGGGGCAAAGCACCGACGTTGTGAGCGGCAACCCGGCAGAACAGGCCACCCGATCCAGCGTTGCGGAATGGCAGAATGACGAGCTAATTGACGTTCTCTACGTCTATCAGCGCCTCGTTGACCAAGAAGACGGAAGCCAAGGCATCTACCTTACGGTGATGTCTCCGCTCTTTACCGGCAAGGGAGATGTGCCCGGCCATGCTAAGTTTGAGCTTTTAAACGGCTACGAGGACTACCCCTTCATCGTCACCCGGCTGTCCGAGGACAACAAGCGGCTGTATGACCTCCAGACCGTGCCAGAGCTTCTGCGGGGCATCCAGTGGGGCGTTAAGGTGGAGCGGGATAGCCGCACCGACCGCAATAGCATGGCTACGATGCCTCCGCTTATGCACCCGATTGGCAAGCCGCCGCCAGATTGGGGTCCAGGCAAGAAGATTGGCCGGATGCGGCAGGGAGACTACGAATGGGGTCCAACCCCGGCCTATAACCCCGGCAGCGTGGAGATGGAACAATCCCTCCTTGCCAGCGCAGACAAGCTCATGGGGCTGGACTTTGAGAACCCGCTTTCTGCCTCCCGGCGTCAGTATTTCGTGGATAAGTTCCTTGCCCACGTTCAAGGAGTGATTAAGGCCGCTTACAACGCCTATCAGCGGTTTGGCCCAGAACAGCTTTATTTCCGCGTTACGGGCGTGCCAGATGCCCAAACCTACAACAAGGGAGATCCAGACTCCGACGTTGACATTGCCATTTCCTTTGACGTTCAAAACACAGACCCAGAGACGGGTGAGAAACAGATTGAGCAGCTTTTGGCTTTGGTGCCTTACGACCGCAGTGGCCGTATTAACCTGGATAGTGCCATTGAATTTGCCGCTAATGCTATCAATCCAATGCTTGCAGACGCTATTCTTCAGCCTGTAGAGGCCGCGCAAGACAAGATGGTGAAGGACGTTACGGACGATCTTACCAAGATTTTCTCTGGCATTGAGGTGGGCGCACGGCCCAATGGGGCGACATCGGCCCTAGACATCATCAAGCAATACGCCGCGCAGCCCGACATTACGCAGCGGTTGCAGCAGGACGAGTCGTTCCGCACCCGCCTAGAGAAGTATTCTGCCCAGTATTCCTTCGCCATCCAGCAGCAACAGAACGCTGAGATCGGCAAAATTGGCACCGCTCCCGCAAACATGGGCGACGTTGCCACTCAGACAGCTAACACCGTAAACTACTAAAATGAGCATCACCGTCACCAAGCAGCAAGCCGCCGAGCGTTACGTCTTAGGCAATGACACTAGCACGGGAACCATCCCCGCCTTCGGAAGCCGCGACAGCGTGTTGCTGAAGAACGACACAGCCTCCGATCAAACGTGGACGGCCTATGGCTCCGACACGGTGGACGGCCTCACCAGCATCGTTCTTGGGCCTTACGGGGCCGTTGAGCTTATTCGCGGCCTTACGGAATGGAAGTTTGTTAGCTCCTTTGAGCGGCTGAATAGCAACAGCTACACGAATACGGCTTATGGTGCGGGAACGGTTTATACGTTAACTAACACGGCTGCGGCTGTGGATTTTGGGACAACTGACCCGGCTATTGTGTTGGCGCAAGCTGGCACCTATCTTCTTTTTGGCCAAGTGCATCTGGCTTATGCCGGGGCTACGGTAGTTGCGGAGACGGCTACGTTGAAGGTGCGGCGGACCAACAACACCGCTGCTGACCTTTCGGCTGTTGTTGTCATTGACTTGCCGGTGGCTACGACGCTCACGAACAGCTACGGCATCGTTTCCATCCCACCCTTTGTTTACACGACCACGGCGGTGGATGACGCGGTGACGCTGTTTGCCAACGTGTCGGCTGGCTTGGGAGTTGGCACCATCACGGCTACGGCCATTGGCACTTCAATTGTTGCCTATCGTATTGAGTGATGACTCAGGACGAGAAGGACTTAGACCATCTTGGGCATATTGAGGCGTTCCAACGCTTTATGTCCCAAGTGCATGTTTCCCGCGAGACCGCTATTGGCGACTTGCGGGGTGCTACCACCGACCAGGTGCAGCAGATTGCGGGCAGGATCCAGGCTTACGATGACATCCTTCGCTATGGCGATTGGGAGAACATCCGTAGGCGGATGAAATAGGCGGGCGGGTCGTTAATCCGCTACCCTGCAAAGGGCCATCTGGCACGGGTACGAGTTCTACGTGCTGCCGCCTATAACGCCCAAAGTGGCGAAGATGTGCTGTCTGTCAAGCATATACCCTACAATGGCCCCATCGCAGTCGCCATGGCGTTAAGTTGGCGGAACAAATATGTCTGAACCAGAATCAAGGTCCACCGCTACGGCCCCAGAAAAAGTAGTGAAAACAGATAACATGTCTGAGGGTGATTTCATCCAACGACGACTCGCCGGTAAGGGTACTGCGAAAGCAGAATCTGAGGCCGAAAAGCAGAAGGAGGCGGAATCCACGGAGAAGGCTGAAAAGCCAGAAGCCGAGGGGGAAGCGCCGGAAGCTACGAAACAGGACGTTCTTTCAAAAGCTAAGTCTGGAAACTTAGACGACCTTTCGGAAGATGAGCTTAGTCAACTGGCTAAGTCCATCGGAAGTAAGGCGGTGGCTCGCTACGGTGAGCTAACGGCAAAGCGAAAAGCAGCCGAGGAGCGCGTGCGCCTCTTGGAAGGCGAGCTTGCCCGTCGAAGTGATACCACTGTTAAAGCGATAGAAGAGGTGAAGGACAACCCGTTTGCGTCCATCAAGGATGCGGCTGGGCTCTCCGAAAAGGCCAAAGAGATTAAGGAAGTGATTGAGTTTGCAGAAATGCGGCTTGATGACTCCTCCGACATTGGCCCCGACGACATCGCTGCTACGGTGGACGGCAAGGAGTATACGAAGCGTCAGCTACGAGAGACGTTGCGCCGCGCCCGCAAAGCTCGTGATGAGTATTTGCCGGATGTGGAACGACGTATTTCGGTTGTGGAAAACAGCAAGAGATTGCGTGTCACCATGGACGAGCAGACGCGGAAGGAAATTCCTTGGCTGGAAGATGTTAACGACGAAAGGAAGAAGCAATATGATGCCATCATTGCCGACCCGCGCCTCAAGAAACTTGAGGAGTTCGCGCCCGACATTGCTGCGCAGTTGCCCTATTTCTTCGCCCACGCCTCTAACAGCATCTATGGACGCAAGGAGATTGCCCTGTCGGAAACGACGCCGGGTAAGAAACCTAGTTCACGGCCACCTGAAAATCCTGAGTCTGGTGCGGCTGCAAGCCGTAAGCCGGAAAGCGTCCAGACCAAGCAGATAGGGGAACTTCAGTCCAAGTTCAAAGCGAGTGGTGATAAGGGCGATTGGCTCAAACTCCGTACAGCACAAATCTCAAAACGTAAAGTTCTCTAACACCGCCTACCATGGCTTTTTCAAACACATACGATACCACCAACCCCGGCTCTGGGGTTAGCAACCGCGAGGATCTCCTCGACGTTATTACGACTCTTGCCCCGCAAGATACGCCTATCCTCTCGATGGCCCCGAAGCGTAAAGCTACGGCGACCTTCCACGAGTGGACCGTTGACAGCCTGGCTTCTGTCTCGACTACGGGCGTCTCCGAAGGTTCGGATGTCACCGCGTTCACCGACAAGTTCTCTGGCCGTGCGCGTTTGGGCAATTATGTCCAGAAGCTTCGCCGGTCTTTCATGGTGAGCGACTTGCAACAGGCCGTTGATAGCGTCGGTCCAGCTAAGATTGCTCAGGCTGAGATGAAGGCTGTCAAAGAACTGAAGCGCGACATCGAGGCCACCATCTGCTCTACCAATGACCGCTCGGCGGAAAATGGTGGCGGTACGGCCTACGGGCTGCGTGGTCTGGGCGACTGGATTGATAGCGGCGGTCCTTCGGATGTTCCTGCGGCGTTCCGCACTCCTTCGGGCAGCATTCACGCTTCCGGCACGTTCACCGAAACCGTCCTTAACGGCCTGATCACCTCGATCTACCGCGTGAACGGCATGG